GCGTGGTGCGCGTGGTGCGCGTCAGGTGTGCGTCAGGTGTGCGTCAGGTGTGCGTCAGGTGTGCGCGAGGCTGGTGTTATACTATCACACAAAAGGCATGAAGACACACATACGAATAGGACCGGATCGGACCCAACTCGAGGTCACCCCTCGTCACCGATGGTCAGTTTCCACCGCGTGGGACCATGCAAACAAGGCCTTGCGTGGTCATCGGTGTCACATCGGACGTGCCCCCCGTCCCCATTGCCTTGCTTTCGGCCCTCTCGAGGCCCCCAAGGGGGGTGGCGGCGGAAGGATCACGTATTATAGACCCCTCAGATATTTCTCCCAAAACTAGCCGGGTCCACTCAAAGTCAACTGCAGGTGTCTCAGGGTATCCTTGAGTTATTGGTGGGGGTGGTTGCTGGTGGTGGCTGCACCGAGGGTACACTTGAGGTACACCGAGGGGAGATACTTGAAGTAATCGTTTAGTCTCTGGTCTCACCACCTAGGCAGTACCCGGTGTGGACCCTAGGTGTACCCAGAGTGTACCTCAAGTTAACTCATAGAGAACTGGAGGTATACTTAAGGTTAACCTGCCATATCTTATCTTCATGGGGTCCCTAATTCATCCTACTGTTATCGTTAGGTTTCTTAGGGACCCCCTGAGGGTCAGCAGAGCGTCCAGCGTAGCGTCCAGCAGAGCGTTACATCCACGTGTTCCCAGCAGTAGCTGGAAGACGACCGAAGGCATTGTCCATGAAGTTCTCGAGGGCACTGTCCAGAGCATCCTGCTTGATCTGATCAATACCCATCTCTTCATCCCTTGCCATCTGCTCAGTGAACCGAGCCACCCCGATAGCCAAGGCATCCAACCGGTCATCGTGGCGGAGGCAACCCTTCATAGCTGTCAGACGTGTCATCTGGTAGATCAGCATCTTCGACTGACGCACAGCCTGCTCATACTTCATGGCAGTCCGATAGTCGTTCTCGATGACCTCTGGGGAGATGACCAGCTTGTGGGACATCATCACAGGTTCGAGGGTGTCGATGATCCGACGTTCCTTCTGGGTGGAGTGACGGACCTCCTCGAGTGTACACGGGTGTATCTTGGCGAGGATTGGTTTGAGCAGTTCACCGAACATACCATCACCGAAGTTGCTCTCGTAGATCACCTCATGCACCTTGTGCTTCTTGGCGATGTGGGCAAGCTCGGACAGGGTGTCCTTGTCGTAGCCCCCTTGGAGACCACCACACGCCGGAACGTAGAGGTAACCGTTGATCATCTTGATCACGGCATAGCCTGTTTCGTCCTTACCCCGTCCCGCAGGGTCAATCGCGAGGATGCTTCCGGTGAACTCCGAGGTGATATCCCCGACGTTCATAGGTGGAAACATACGGTCGCCCCGCATGGCAACGCAGGGCAGGTCACGGAACACACGGTCCTCGAGTGGACCCCACTGCAACTTGAGAGGTGCTGTCTCCGGGTCGATTGGCATGACGATCAGGTCACGGACCTTGAGAGGGAACCTTTCGGTGTCACTCAGGGAGGTTGAGAGCATGAACTGCATCGCGAAGCCAGCCTTACCGTAGGAGGCCTCACGCTCGATCAGGTCGCTATCGTCAAAGCGTAGGGGGTCGGTAGGTTGCCCCACAGCGTAGGGGAGCTTGGTGATGTACTCAGCGAGGGTGTCACCGTAGCCTTCCTTGGCGTTGTCGTCGGGCATACGGCTGGGCCATACGCGGAGATCGTAGCCACGCTCAGGGAGCTTGGTGTAGAGGCTGTCCTCGGTCTGGGGTGTACCAAGGTAGATGATGCGGCTCGTAGGGAGCGGCTTGAGGATCGCGTCGAACTCCTTCACGGCCTCCGAGAGACGATCCCGGGCGGTCTGTGTGAAGACGTTGTTCAACACCTCGATGTCGTCGGCGATGATCAGGTCAGCGCGGGAGCCGGTAAGCTGGCCGGTGATGCCCACGGACTTGACCGAGGCGGACTGAGAGGCTGTCGCAGGGCCTACGTCGAAGCTAATCTTGGACTGACGCTGGTCGGAGCTAGGACGGAGGTACTCGATCCCTTCCATTTCCCATATGAGACGCTGTGTAAAGGTCGAGAAGGCATCGGCTCGCTCTTTGGAGGCCGACACCACCATGATCTTCGCCTCGGCGTCACAGAGTAGCCTCCAGACGACGTATGCGGCAGTGATGTGGGACTTACCCACGCCCCGGAACGCCTGAATGCAGGAACGCTTCTTTCCGTATTGCAGGAAGTCGGCGATGTCATACTGCAGAGGGGTCGGTTCGGGCAGATTGAGATACTGGTGGACGTACCAGAGGAAGACCTTGAAGTCCGCTCTGAGTTTCTTGTGGAATGCACTGTCTGGGATGTGAGCCATGAGGCCTCCTGTAAGCCTTACTGAGGCGTATGTATTGCATTTGAGTGGGGGTAGCCGCCTAGAACACCCTCAGGGCACTGAGAGAGCTGTATGGGGAGGTTCTAGGGGTGGTTTAGAGGCTACAGGCCGCTGCTAGTTGTGCAGCGAACACATCGAGACCGCTCAGGGTCTCATCAGAGAGGAGTATTAGCTCTTTCTCTGTGAACGTAGGGGTGGGTATGTCGCAGATAGCGTCAGCGGACCCAACCGTTGTGGTGCAGGCGCTCGATAGCAACAGCACGGGTAGGAGAAACTTCCACATTCTTGATGACCTCCGTGGTCTTGACGAATACTTCGAGTTGTTTGACGCGGATGGCCTCTCGCTCAACATTTGCGACCCACTGAGCGCCTATAAAGAATATGGCGGCTGCAGCGAGAAGGGGAACAATGAGCTTTGCGAGGGGGGACATGATGAAAGAGATCATCGGGCCGGGCCTTGCTTGAACACGGCATCAATCGCGAAGGCACCTCCAGCGAATGTGAAGATCGGGAGGGTCAGGAAACGGGCAGCTTCGATAGCCACCTCGTTCCCAACACCCCAGACGAACATAACGCCGAGAAAGACCAGCATTCCACCAGCCACCTCTCGTTTGTAGGTCTTATTCATTTGGTTCCTCCTAAGAACAGCGCACGTTCTTCTCTGCGGCGCTTGGTGAGGCCCGGGAGGCGTACCAGTTCGCCGTTCTGGCGCTGCTTGTCCCACTTTAGGAGCTCATTTGCAGCCCCTGCGTAATCGTAAGCATTAAGGCGCTTGAGCAGTGTGGAAGACTTGAAGTTGGCACCACCTAGGTTGAAGATAAAGCTGGCCAATGCGTCGTACTGCATCTGTGTCAGTGGAACCTTAACGCGGCCCTTGATCACCTTGCGAACCCAAGTCAGGTCCTTACGAAACAGAGCAAGCGCCTGCGCCTCGGTGATCTCCATGCCCATCTTGGCGGTGCTTGTGTGACCCCAGCCAATCGTTGGGACATCGTGGGGTGTCGGTAGGTATGCCTTGAGGCGGAGCTCCTCGTGCTTCTGGATCAGTTCGACCCGCTGCACACGGTTTGGCTGGACGTGTGTTGTCATAGTGTCGTCCTTTATTTGGTTCATAAGGTGGATGAGATATTCGATGAAACCCATAGGATATCCTTAGTAATGACCGGGGTCGCGACCATTCAAGAAGCCACCCAGCATGTCTGCGAGTTCTCGCTTTGATGGGTCTAGGTTGTTCTTGTGGCGTTTGAGCCTCTGTGTTGTGAAGAACTCCCGAGGGAACTCTCGAAACAGGATGGTACAGACCGTCCAGTTGTGGAGGGTGTTCAATACCCCGAACAGGAGTGCATAAGGGTAGACGACCCCTTGGGGCCATCCTTTGTTATGCATCCAGTATCCGAAGGAGTACGCGGCGTAGACTACGGCCACGATAGGTGCCATCAGCATGAAGGAGAAGATGGTCCAAAAGCCGATTAGTTTGGTGTCGGCCATCATTGCTTCAAGGCCCACTTAATTGCCTCGACAAACACCGCCTCTGGAATTGATCCGCGAACCTGTGTTGCGGCTGCTCGTCCCGCATCGCCCCGATCTTTGGCCGCCTTCTTGGCGTCCTTGTCCGCCTTGTCTTTTGCGGGATCCAAAGCCCAACGCCCATTGGAAAACGTGTGAAGCGCGGATGGTTTTAGATCCACTTCGATTGTGCCTTCGGGGTATGTGTCCAAGACGCTCTGAGGCACTTTGCCTGTTGCCTGCCAGTACCCGCGATCAGGGTGGTAGAAACCTTTTTCCATAATACTTTCCTTACCTTAATTCATGCCAAAGAGGGCCGCCGCCGAGGGCTACAGTTACAATGTAGTAATAGTTATCCGGTATAACAAAAATTCCCCCCATACCGCCCCCATCTTGGTCTGTGTCGGCCACGAACAGGGTAAGCCACGTTGCGTTGTCTTCGGATACTCGGAACCAAGAACTGTCGCCTTGATATACGCAAACACCTATAGGCCGCCCTGTCGTATTTTGGTAGGAGGTATCTGCCACCCTTGATCCGGATACATCTTGCCATGTCTGACCAACACCAATGGAAGACCCCATCGCACTCTCTACAATCGCCTGTGAAACGCGGAGTGACGACATAGCCTTAGTGTTCTCGACACCAGCTTCCGCCTCCGCCTGTGTTGCAATCTCCGTAACGAAGGAAGCAGCACTTGCAGCAGCAGCCTGAGCCGATACATCAGAGGCAGTTGCACTAGAGGCAGACGCAGTTGCACTAGAGTCAGCAGCGGTTGCACTATTGGACGCACCCGTTGCACTATTGGAAGCAGCAGTTGCACTGGCCGAAGCGTCTGATACAGCACTGTTGATTACAGCAGCAGCATCACTAGCAGCGGCAGCAGCAGCACCCTCAGCAGCAGCCTGAGCGACCACAGCGGCATCTCGAGCAGCTTCTGCAGCATCCCTAAAGACAGAAGCCGCAGCCGTACTTTCACCGACGATCCAAGTTGAACCCGTCCAGTAGTTAAGCGCAGTATCGGCGCTGTTGTAGTACACGGCACCCGCCTGTAGAGCGTCACCTTCGTTATCAACTACGGGGTCCGTTGCGAATGCACCGAGGTACAACTTCGTGAACTCTTCATTGGCATCAGTTGCCTCCTGCAGAGCAAACGTGAGGTACTCTGAGTTCTTGTTCAGGTTCGAAGAGGACAAGCTAGCGCCGCCGCCAAAGACAACCGCAGGTGTGTTGATGGGGGTCACTCGAGATATCGTGATCTCTAGCCCCGCGGGTACGGGATTATTGCCCACCACCGTGTCCACGCGGATACTCGTCGGGTTGTTGAAGCTGAACTTGTAGTCTGACCCCACAGCGGTTGTGAGGACCTTGTTGACGGAGACCCTAACGTGGCTGGGGTCGAGGTAGGAGAAGTTCACAGCGAAGTCGAATGCGGTGTTATCCCCCGTGTAGTTCTGGGATGAATAAGCCATAAGGCCTCCTATTTTAGTTTAATTGTGGTGAACACCCTGTCGATCTTCGCGTCTCCACACAAATGTCGTGTGCGGACTTCAAGTTTGTCGTAGTGGGTATCAAGAGAGCCGATAAGGATGTTCAAGGTCTGCGACCCGGCCAGACGATCCCCCGCCGGTGTGCCAGCGTCTGCCCAATCAAGAGGGGGAGACCAACGCCCTAATGTCTCTCCGAACACAGCGAGTGTTTGGAAGGTGCATGCATCGTTCTTCACGAAGTTAGCCGTTAGGGTGACGAACTGTTCTTCTATGGTTACTTCAACCACGCGAACCTTCGAGTACGGAGAGGGCTTGAGAGCGCCTGATAGGATGATTGCGGGAGTGACCACAAAGAGGGCGATAAACACGCCCCATAAGAAGTCTTTTAGGTGAAACTTCTTCATCGCAGGATCACCAAGCCCCCTGAGAGAACGAAGGTTATTCCGACCCCAAGGACACTAAGGCCTATCGCCCATAGTATCTTGTTGACCCCAGATTGGATGGAGTTGACTGATGTCTTCACGTAGGCCATGTCGTTCTTCATAACTGCCAGTTCGGTCGACTGAACCTGTGCGCCTTGTTCGATACGGGAAACACGCATATGTAGATCGTGGACCATAGGATCCCGTCGTGTGTCTGCGAGTTGTTCAATGTTTGGCATAGAGTGCTTCCTCGTCGGTATCGAAGTCGGGCAGGCTCAGGGCCAGCTTCCCTAGTTTGTTGTTTTCTGTTGGGATTGCGGTGATGTCGTTATCTTTCAACATCTTAACGCAGGTGCTGAGTTCGGCAGGGGATGCCGTTCCATCCTGCACCTTGCGTAGGAGTAGGGACACCACAGCATCGTGTAGTGTCCCCATCGTGTCTTCTGTTGCCGCCATCTGAGGCTCCTGAGGTTACTGCCCCAAGAGGTCCTCAAAGGTTCGAGGACGGGGAGACAGCGGGTTTCGTTGGTTGGTAGGTGTCGGGAAGAGTTGCTGACGCTGCGACCGAGCTTGGCCTTGCATCATGAGTGCCCCACCACGTCGCTCATCACGAATGATCTGAACGAGTTCTGGGAGTTCACCCTTGGCCTTATTGCGGTACGCCGAGATGACCCGACCGATGATCGTGCCTTTGGTCCCTGAGGTAGCCCCGATGAAACCATCAGGCGCTGTCAGATACAAACGGCTGCTCATGGTGCGCTCGAGTTGCTCACGTAGAGTGCGACCCCCGATCTCGGTTGTCCCGGTCACTTCAATCCAACGGTCGTAGAGAGATTGAGTGTCGGAGTACGGAACCGTGGACAGATCGATCTCGCTGGGTCCGGGAACCTTTCGGCCCGGGTTACCGGCTACGGTCTGGTTCAGGATCGCCACCCTTGTCACTTCTTCGAGAACAGTGTCGGTTTCCCGAATGTCCTGATTGGTGATCCCGAGTGGATCGTACTTAGGCAGTGTGCGGACGATTGGCTCACCGAGGACGTTCCGCTTTGGATCGACTTGGTTGTAGAGCCATGTCCGCGCCATGAGGGCGTCAGTGATCGTCCGGGCTTCCCGCAACGTGTCGTCACCGTTGGTCTGGTTCAGAATGTTGGGGACAAACGATCCTACGAAGTTGCGGGTTGCAGCTTCACGTTCATGAGGCCGACCTACGAAGATCGACATGGCGTCATAGATACCCTGAGTGAACGTCTTGTTCACCGTGTTCTCCATCACAGCCATTGTCAGGGCTTGGATCGCAGTAGTCTTGTTGCTCTCGTTGTATTCATCACTCATGATCTCCACGCTGTCTGCAGCAATAGAGAACACGTTTGACAGAGGCTCGAGACGTGCAAACGATATCCACTCAGTCGTACCGTCTTCACGGTTGATCCTGAACGAATACGGTTGGTTGTTCTTGAGCCATGCCGCACGAACCCGAGGGTCCGAAGGGCCTGATCCTGTGATGAAACCTGACGCGGCCATGAAGCCAGCAGCGCCCACCAGAGCCGTGCCCATCGCCTGACGTCCACGAGCTTGCGCTGCACGGACACCACCAGCGGCCATATCAGCGCGGTAACGCTTCGATGTCATCCCGAGACCCGGGAAGTGCTGGTAGGTTTGCGATAGGATGTTGATTGGTGT